GGTTCCGCTGTTTCCTGAACTACCTGATGTTCCACTAGTACCTGATGTTCCACTAGTACCTGATGTACCACTGGTTCCTGATGTACCACTGGTTCCACTAACTCCACTGCTTCCGCTAGTTCCTGAAGTTCCTGATGGCGTTGATACTACAATTAGTAATATCGGATCATTATTTGAAAAAGAATGTGTAGAAGTATTTAAAGTTACCCCATACGTCCAATATGTAGAATTATCAGTCTTACTTGTAATTGTCCAAGTTTGAAAATTTACATGACTTGTTTTATCCTGGATAGTGATAACACTTCCAATTGCAAGATTACTTAGAAAAAGATCAATATTGGTATTACCTTGTTCTAATTCAGAAACGTTAAGAGAGGTAGCAGATGCCTGAGTAGCATTATCCCAAATAATATGTCCTGATCCAGGATCTCCTGATTGGCTGTTAGTTTTTGCTTGGTAGTTAAATAGCGAGTTTGAAGCTCCATCTACCCCTGAGGTTCCCGAAGATCCGTATGCGGGTCCTGTTGCTCCGTTTACTCCAGAAGTACCTGAGGTACCTGAAGTACCTGATGTTCCAGATATTCCTGAACTACCTGAAGATCCATCTTGACCAGGTACACTAGTTTCTCCTACTGCTATACATTGAACGTATCCAGTAGCATAATCATTAGGATTAGAATTATCAAGTTGGATTGCTAGATAATATCTAAATCCAGAATTTGTTTTATTAGTGATATAAGCTCCTATACCAGCAGAAAAATCTCCTAAAGATATTGATCCCCCAGTTGTCCCTGCAATACTTGGACTAAAAGTTGTTTGAACATCTATGCTATAATTTGAAGTATTAAACGGTACAGCAAATGTAAAATCTTTATAAGAATTAGAATTATAAGGCCCAGGGGCTGTAATATAAGTCCAAGGATCGGTTGAAGTATTAAAAGGAATAACTTTAGTAGTTAATCCAAGACCAGTTCCAGTAGCCCCATTAATTCCCGAGGTTCCTGATGTTCCACTAGTTCCTGATGTACCGCTGGTTCCTGAGGTTCCTGATGTTCCACTAGTTCCTGATGTACCACTAGTTCCTGATGTACCGCTGATGCCTGATGTTCCACTGGTTCCTGATGTTCCACTGGTTCCTGATGTACCGCTGGTGCCTGATGTTCCACTGGTTCCATTAACCCCTGAAGTTCCAGAGCTGCCTGATGTCCCACTAGTTCCTGAAGATCCCGCAGGAGAAAACATAACTGTTACGAAATCATCTAAATTTAGAGTCCCTGCTCTTGTAAGGGCTGTAACTGTCATAGCTACAGAACTAGAAACAAATGTAGGAGTTGCTGTAACTTGAAAAACCCCTATTTTATTATCTTGGGTTGGGCTTGCTCCTTTAAAAATTGTAATTACAGAACCTTCATAGCATTTAGATAGTATCTCCCCTATGTTTATTCCATTTGGAGGAACTGTATAAGGGAACCAGGAAAAATTCAAAGCAGTTGGTGATCCTGCCCATCCGGTATTTGTTTTGAAATATCCAGAAGTGGGAGCAGTTGCTGTATTTGTATTTGTATCGAATTTATAAATAAATCCTTGGTTTGTTCCAGTTGCCCCTGTTGCTCCGCTGGTTCCACTAGTTCCTGAAGTACCGCTGGTTCCTGAAGTACCACTGGTTCCTGAAGTACCACTAGTTCCTGATGTTCCATTTGATCCTGATGTTCCAGAGCTTCCATTAATTCCACTAGTACCTGAAGTACCATTTATTCCACTAGATCCTGAACTACCATTAGTTCCCGTAGCACCTTGTTGAACATAGAATGCTGGTAAAACTGAAACTGAAATTGAACTAGTTGCTGGTTTATTAGGTAAAGTTCCTGCTGCTTGGAAAAGCGCACGCATTGTTGTATCAGTTGAACTCCAATATATCTGATAGTAATCCCCAGTGTTTGCATTAACCTGATAGGTTAAGGTAACTGCTTGAATTGCTCCAGCGCCACTTAATGTTGTTAACTTATTAGATCCAACTACATTAACCCCATTTTTACTTAGCCAAACTTGAACAACGTCATCACCTGGTGAAGTTTTATAGAATTGTATATTAGCTTGTAGATTGAATGTAAGGCTCGCTGCTACGTTTATTTTAGAATTATCTGTAATAGTCACTCCGTAACTTCCTACTGTCGTATTGAGCGTAAAAGCATTAGCAGCGGACGGACTAGCATTAGTCTGTGTGGTAGTATCAAAGAAAATACCGTAAAAGCCTTGTGCTCCACCAGGTCCAGTAGCTCCTGTTGCTCCACCTCCAGTAAGTCCTGGAATTCCAGTAACGTTACCGGTAAAATTTACAGTGGTATCAGATACCTGAAAAGGCATCGGATTACCGAAACCATCTGTGACAGTTTGTAAAGTATCTCCGGCAACCCCAGAAAGCCCTTGTGAACCTACATTAAGGATCCCACCATAAGTGTTTTGTATTCTTTTACCGGTTAAATCAGCCATTATTAGATGTATGTTTTATTAAATATGTTTTGTAGATTTTATACATTTTCTTCCCATTCATTCTGATCTGCTTCTGGAATGTTACTTGTGTTGTTCCATATTCCATTAGAAGTATAATAAACATAAGATTGCAGACTCTCGTTATTAGATTCGTAAACAATAGGTCCAGTTCCTCCAGTTGCTGGGGTAAATATAACTGCCTGAAGATCCTCATTAGCACTAACAAAAGTTTCAAAAATAACTTCTGGTGGGGTTTGATCATTTAAAATCATTTGACCACTGTCGATTAAAGTACCAATAGCTGGATCTAATGTAGCGTAATTTGTATTCCAGATTTTGTAATCCCAATTTCCTGATGGAGTTAGATAAACCACACCATTTGTAGGATCTTCTATCGAGATGTTTGCAACTAAACTGATTTGAAATTTAAGGTATCTTGTATTTCTAACTAGTACAAATGGGATAACGTAGCTCCATTCCCTAGTAAATCCAGATCTAAAACCTATTAGAAAATAATCACCAAATTCTTGTACATCGTTATCGATAGTATTAGCGTAAATTACGAATTCGTTTGATGCTAGTTGTTCAAGATTTATCATCTAAATTAGAATGTTTAATACTAAATATGATAACGGACAAATATGACATAAAAAAAAGGACTAGTTTCCTAGTCCTTTTAAATGTTTGCTTTAAATGAATTAAGCTGTTACGATGGTGAAACCATGTAAAGCTGACAATGAAGTCAATTCATAAGCCATATCAGGCTCTTGAGCACTGATAGTGATGCTGTATTGGTTAGCATCTCCAGGAGCAACTCCTGTTACTGAAGTACCAGCAGATATTACACCACCACGAGTTTTACCCATTAACCAGAAGTTATCGTTATTATCTTGGAAGATAACTTTGATATCCCTATTTCTGCTTAAAAGAAGTAATTGATTTCTCTTCTCTGCAGATAGTTTTTGAACGTTGATCGTGATAGCTTGATCGTAGAATGCTGTACCGTTTGTGTTAGAAATGTTGAAAGTTTCAGTGAAAGAAGCAGTATCTTTTGGAAGTTCGTATTCGTAGAAAGAACCAGTGGTACCGGTCATACCAGTAATCTGATTGTTAGCATCATAAGATGTAGATGCGATTACTACGTTTACTCCAATATACGCTACTTTAAGTCCACCAATACTGTCGATACAGTCTAATGCTATTGCGGAAGTTAAATTACAAGCCATATTATTTAGTTTTTTATTTTTTGTGTTTTAATAAGGAGCTAGATTTTACTCTAGCTCCGTAAATTTTACTGTTTATGCTCCAGGTGAGTAAACGAATTCAGAAGCGATTATACCGATACCCATTGAGAATTCAGAAATCATTCTGATCTCTTGGTTATCACGTGACCACCAACCTTGGATTCTTTCAGTGTCATCAACTAGACCGCATACTACGATCATGTGTTTAGCTGGTCCGCAGTATACTTTTGGACTAGAACCTAAACCTCCAACTGGAATGGCTCTTACGTTAGTTCCAGGAATGATGATTGATTGACCTAAACCAGCACCAGTTGTTTGACCAGTGTTGTAGTGGAATAAGTTTTTAGACACGATGTCAGTTTGTAAGTAACGGAAAGTAGCGTAACTCATTAACATAATTAAATCGTCTCTTGAAGCAACTGCCAAAGGAAGTGCGTCGATAGTAGCAATAGCTTTATTGTAAGAGTTAGCTGATGTCCAAGCTCCACCAGTTCCAGCGTTTGCGCCGTTTGCAGTAGTTAATTGGCTGATGATTTGAGTTCCTAAGATGCTTTCAGCATATTTTCTAGTCTCTTGAATCATTTGATCAGCGATTTGCTGTTCGAAAGGAAGTCTCTCACCGTATGCAGAAGCATCCAATTGAGTTGACAACCAGTAGTCGTTAAGCTCGTTTAAGCAAAGTGACTGTTTCCAGCTATATTTTGAGTTGTCTACAGAAATCTGTGTAAAGTTAGTAGAACCAGCTGAAGTCCAGCCGCATGCAGCAGCTTCAAAACCAGCAGTCATTCCTAATACGTTAACAGAAACTGTTGCAGAAGCATATCCTGGACGTACGTCACAGTATTGCATAAGGTCAGCACCTAATACTGCCTTTTGGATTAAAATACCTGAATCTTCTAGATTAAAGGTACTAAGGGTTGATAAATTAAATCCCATGATTATTGTTTTTTATTTTTTTTAGTTTAATTATGATTTTATAAAGAAACCTTCGTTCTTTAAGTTAGTCATTGTTGCAATTCTAGCATCTAATGCATCGTTATTAGAAGCAAATTCTCCTCTAGTTACTTTAGGAGCTTTTTCAGCACCTGCAGTTTTAGAGAATTTCTCATACTTAGATTCCATTTCTGCCATTTTAGCTTTCATTGAAGTCATTTCAGTAGCAATTTCTTCTAAAGCCATAACGACTTTCTTCATTACTTCATTTACTGCTGCTTCTTTTTTAGCTATTTCTTCTGGAGTTTCTGAGGCTGGGATCGTGTCTTCTGCTGCTGCTTCCACTTCTACTTCCACCGGTGGGGCTTGTTCTTCAGCTTTAGTTTCTACAGAGATGATCTTGCCTTCAGCATCAACCTCTACTTTTAGACCTGATTCTGTTTCGTGGGTGCCAAGTGGCGCCGGAGATTTGGTTCCATCTTCTGCTATTACAAATAGCGGAAAGCCTGGCGCAAACTCTTCAGCTTCTACTGCGGTTCCGTCGATCAGTTTGTCAGATGCTAATTTAACCTCAAGTCCTAATATGACTTTGATTTGGTTTAGTTTTTCTTTAAACATACTTTTTTATTTATTTTTACTTTTTGAAAATTGGGCGATTGCTACTAAATATAGAAATATACGGAGATGACATATCTTAAAGAGTCTTAACAAGATTAATTAGATCGCTGTACATTTTACGATCTTTCATGTAAGCTTCGTACTCGTTCTTGTCTAGGAAATCCCCTTGAATGCTTAACCCTTTTAACTCTCCTGACTTAACCTTAGCCCATGTCTCTAGGTTAGTTACCCTCATTTTAACACACCAAGCCCCGATAGGAGCATCCAGTTCGTAAACCGAATTAGCCTTATCCTCAGCTGTTTCTACGATCCAAGATTCAAACACATAAGCTCCAGCATTGGCGGTGTCTACGTGCTGAATGTTTGTATCTGCTAATCTTTGCTCTCTCAT